CACGATAAATCCAGTCTGTTGTAGAACCGTTACTGCCAAAATCAAATCCTCGCTCACTCATGTTCTCCCCCTATATCGTATTGACCTTTGTACATATAGTTNTTTGTNTCTTCATCTAACTCGTATAAGTATAACATCTTAACCCCGTNGCCAAGGTGTTGAACCATCTCAATGCTATCCAATACCCACAACGCAGTTGGTACATCTGCACCATCTTTTGGTCCACCCATGAATTGCGGGCAGAAGTCTGTCATTTGTTTTCCTGGATGACGTTAATAGTTATCTTGCCACCAGTAGCAGTGTCGTATTTGCTGGCTATCTGAATAGCTTTAGTAATGATCTTCTTAGCCTTAGCGATGTCGTCAACAAGTACGCCACCTGCTAGTGCAGACATAGCACCAAGAGCAAAGCGCTCACCACTACCAGCCACGTAAAGATTATCTGTTGTGCGTTCCCAGCCGTAATCCTCTTCAATGCGATACACCTGCCCCTTGACTACCACGATCCAAATATTGTCATTAACTACCGCATCTTCGGCTTTGTTAATTTCATAGCCAGCCTCGTTAAAGGTACGGCGCATGGCTGGTATCAGCATGCGAGTCATGTATTTGTCTATGTCTTTGGTGTTTACAGCAGGCGGAGTAAAGTCATGTTGAAGCAAGTTTATACCGCGTACTGCCCCAGCTGCGGCAAATACGATGTCATTATTCTTAAACACCTTACCATCTGGGATGTTTATAGAGAAGCCATCATCGCCCGATGATTGTGAGTCAGCACCTAAGACTACCCAGTCAGGGCCTTCAATCGCAGCGATGGTTGTCAAAGTCTTTTACCAATCCATTCAATTACATTTACAGTAACGGCATTACCCATCTGCTTGTAGCGGTGTGAGTCTGATTGCCCGTCAGTCCAACCATCAGGAAAACCTTGTAGTCTTTCACATTCAACTGGGGTAAGGCGACGTACATCTACATCATTTGCAACCATTGGAGTATTTAATCCACCCGTTCCCATAAAACTTGTTAAGGTGTTAATTGTATCACCTTGTATTCTTGCACCGTCGGATCTATGCGGGTGAAATACAATGACAGTTGTCCTTACATCACCGCAATCAAATGCGTTAAGTGTTGGCATCACTCCACCCTCAATCCAAGTTTCATAATCCGTATCGCTTTGCGCTCTACGGCTTTTGGTGAACCAATAGGGTTTCACTTCCACCACCCAAGTCACCACCATTAGCCCTTAAAGTGCCAGTGCCTTTTTGATAATTAGCAAAAGAAGATGGCGTAAAGCCACTCACAACTACATTATCTTCTGGTCTTTTATAAGAAGTTGCAGTTATTGTTGTTGGTCCTTCGGTGTATCCCGCGAAACTTGATTGACCAAAGCTTCTTGGAGAGCCGTCGGTAGCACTTTTCCTCTTCTGTTTGCTCGGCGCAAAATTCCCTCGCATGCTTTCTTGCTCAATGAATATCGGGTTTCTACTTCTGTCAGCAACACTTCCGACAATGAAGACTCTTCGGCGTCGTTGGGGTACTCCGAAGAATTGCGAATCCAAAACTCGCCATTCAATGTGGCGATACCCTGCGTTGGCCAGTTCAGTGAGGACGACTCCGAAATCGCGTCCTTCGTTGCTTGATAGAAGTCCAGGCACGTTTTCCAAGATGATAGTTTGTGCTTTAACTTCTTGTGCAAATTGTATGGCGTCCCAGAATAATCCACTTCGTTCTCCAGCGATACCAGCACGTTTGCCAGCGACGCTGACGTCTTGGCATGGGAAGCCCCCGCAAACAATGTCAACTCTTCCAATTAGATCAATCTCCTTTGCCCATTCAATTGCTGTGGTTACATCATCATGCAATGGCACATCAGGCCAATGCTTCTTTAGTATCTTCTGTGCGTGTTTGTCTATTTCTACTTGACCAATGCAGGTATGACCTGATCGCTCAAGCCCTAGATCAAAGCCACCTACTCCTGCAAATAACGAAACAAATGTACTCATCGCGCCTCGTAGAAGTCAATTAATTTGATAGGTGAACCGTAGAACCGCAGGTGTGTAAGCGGATACTCAAATGGAAACTCTCGTAGGTTTAGCCCACGATGCCCACCGACATGGGTATTGTTATTGTTATGTCCGATGTCGTTGCAGATCAAAGCATACTTGCAACTGGCTACGATCTTATCCATAATGATTTCAACTGTCTCATTAGGTAGATGTTGCAAGACATCTTTAATCAAAATCAAATCTACTTTTGGTAGTTCAGCCTCAGCTGCATTGGCTTGGACAAACTGTATGTTATCGGTAGCGTTTAACTTGGTAGTTTCAAGTATCTTCTCAGATACATCCATGCCAGTATACTCTTTACCTTCAAGGTTATAGTGCTTACCCAATTGCCAATCGCCACAACCAATATCAAGAACTGTTTTGATGTTAGATTGAGCCAGCATCTTATTGACTTCATCTATCCAAGGCATGGCGTTGGCAGGGTCAGATCCTGGACCAGACCCTACTCCCCACACACCAGTGGTGTAGATGTTGTCAAAGACTTCGGATGTTTTCATGCCGCAATTCTATCATTAAACCAGTCTACTCCGCTTTGTAAATAGACTTCGTTAACATCACAATTATCAGGCAGATGGATTACTTCGGCTTTATCCAAGTCTTCTTTAATCCTCTTTGCAAGCTCTTGTCCTGGATTGCGGCCATCTTCTTTAACATCGTTGTCTGCGAAAATGAGGATGCGACTGTACGATTCAAAAAGTTTAGGGAACCAGGGCTTCCATTGAGAAACTCCAGCAACTCCCACCGCAGGTATGCCGACGATACCCGATACAACAACGGTGTCAATCTCGCCTTCGCAAATGGCAATCGTGTCGCTGTACTTATGCAAGTCATTGACATTAAATAGCCCAATCTTTTGCCCCGTAGGCCATAGATACTTAGGTGTGCTTTCATCAATGGCACGAAATTTAATACCGACAACACCCGCTGGCGTTTGGTAAGGGATGGATAATCTTCCAACTGCATGTTCATGTCCCGCACTAGGCTCCACGACGCTTCCAAGACGGAACGTATTTACGACTTCCTGTGTTATGCCCCGTCCCTCTAGGTAAGAGAGAGCCTGTGGTGTTATTGCGTTGCAATACTTTTCGGCTGCTTCCGTTAGCAATCTGCGCTGCTCTGCGTTTAACATCTGTAAACTCCTTTAAGTTTTCCTTCGCTTGTACTAATGTGTAGACATCGCCTAGCACTTGGCACACTAAGCAGTTGTAGCCTTGTGTATCTAAGTTGTAAGCGGCACTGCTATGGCTATCATCATGGATGACACACTTGCATGGTATCCAGCCATGCCGATCTGTAACGGTTACACCGTAATGTTCTAGGACCGCACCAAGATCAGGCTTAGATTCCATTGGTTACTCGTAGCCATTGGTCTAGATCTTGGATAACCCAAGACTGTTCTAGTCCTGCCATGCGACGCTTAACAATTACATAGGCTGGTGGCACTGCATCTAGGCTTCTAGCCTTAGCATAGTTGGCTGCTTCAACGCAGGCTTCTCGCCAGAACTGTGGCAGATCCATCTTGACTGTTGCCTTCAACTCAAAGACGTATGGTTGCCCAGCTACTATGGCAACCAAATCGCCTTCGTCGTCTTTCCCTGCGAGGCGTAATCTTTCGGCGTTAACGCCTTTAGATCTAAACCATTTGAGTACAGATGTTTCAAACAAAGAACCTTTGCGCTTGCCGTATGTACTCATTCGTAATCCTCAATGATTTTAATAGCAGTATGAATAGCCAGTCTTTTCTCTATCGTTGCAAGTCCATCATTAAAAGATAGATGGTCTTCAATGAACTTTACTAGACTTTTTACTAAGAGTTTATTGCTCATAGTCCAAGCATACCAATCAAGTCTTGTGCATTACGCTTAATCAAATAGCGACGCGCTAGGGCTTTGTCTTCATCAGATATTTCTATATCTGTTTCTTCAAGCCATGCGGCGGCTGTCTGCATGCCATCTTTCCAAATGGTACTCATTGTATTTGACTCCAACTCTGTGCGATGAATTGGGAAGTACGATCTGAATACATAGTCATACGGCTGGCATCAGCCCATAGAGTTACATACTTAGAACCATCTGCACTATTTGCAGCAAAGCGGTTCTTAACACAAGCAACTCTAAACTCGCCAGTGGCTGGCACTAGCGCAACGGTTAAGATCATCTCAGGTAGTTGAGCGATCTTGCCCTGGATAGCTTTACGACTTGGTGGCATATCTGGTCTGCCTTCTGCTTCTGTGGTGTGGTGCAATAGCATTACTGCTGCATCAGTCTCACGTGCGATGTGGTGCATAGCCTTGGCTATCTCACGCAACCCAGCCCATTCATCATTGTGTAGCGACACCACATTCATGGCATTGTCCACAATAATCATGTGCGGATATTCACCGTATGCTTCGGCATAAGCACGGATAGATAGATCTATCTCATCTAGCGTAGGGCTTGGATAGAAGTCAAACTGTAGATGCTTAATGCTCTCCAGCTCAGCCCCGTAGAAATCCTGTCCTGCACCAGTTGCAAATGCTTCTTCAACTGTTGAAACTTTATGACCAGTAATCATTGACGCTGCACGAATTGCGGTTGTGTAACCGTCTGTGTCTGCTGA